GGCAGAAAGTCAAGGAAAAAAGTGGGGGAGTTTGCCAATATGATATTAGGAGTTAACCAAAAGTCTGAAAAAACAATTGATCTTATTACGGATTCCAGCCTCGCCAAAGAAAGGAGTCCTGACAAAATCCCCCCATCAACGAATACCAAATGTCAGAAAGAAAGCAAACGTTGATACTATTACTTATGCAAGGGGTGTTTTTTCACCGCAGAAATGGTTCTTTTACACTTCTGACAGCGTTGTATCCAAGCAATTCCCTGTTTGGAATAATTGCCTGCTGGTATCAGTTTTTGATAATTGAAACTTGTGCTACTGCAAAATTGACATTCATGTATGTCAAATAGTTGTTGGTGTTCCAATTCGTAGGAACGGGGATCCAACATTAGATATCGTGCATAGTCCATTACAGCATCAACGCCAATGCTACAATAACGCCAACCAATTGCACAAACACAACACCTACGCCCCATTTAAACATGCGGTGTATGCCATTCATGTCTTCCTGCATGTGTGCTAGATGGTTGTTTACAATAATTTCTAGTTTTTGTTCAACCAATGCTAGGCGTTTATCTAGTTCTGTTATTTCGCTCATTATAATACGGTTCCTAATTGAACAGCACGCCAGTCATTGCCATCATATACAGCAATGCAACCAACGCCAGCACTATCATCCCCGCCATCCGAACAATAAGCAACATCGCCTGATGCCTTGTCCGTTCTTGCGTTTAGTTGTGCTGTGGTTTGTGGTTTTAGGTTTAGAATTTCTTCAAGTTTAACCTTGCCTGTTGCAGGATCAAGTGTTAGTGCTGTTGCACTACTTGAATTGATTTCGTCAGGAAGATATGAAGCATCAATCTTTGTTGATGCGTTTAGTGGTGCAACACCGCTTGCTTGTCCTCTGCCGTTGATTACCGCAGTAACTTCGTCCAATGCCGCTTTAAGATCTGCTCTTGCCGCCGCTGGACTATCCGTTCCTGCGTCTAAATTTGATGTATCTATGTTACTTGCATTTCCCCAAGCCATGTTATCTACCTCTCATTGTTATTTAACGTCATTGTAGCATTTACATATAAAAACGCTTGTATGACGCTTATTTTGCGTCTTAGACGCCATTAATTTATCTTTATACACTTGACTCATACGATGTAAATCCTGTATGTCCATGATACCAAAAATTGCCAGTTCCCAAACTTGCTACCTTGTGAATATACAACGTAGGACCGTTTGCAAAAAACGTGTTAGGACCAATCAGTGTTGTTCCGCCTGCTTTTACATAATATTGATTTGTTCCTGAACCTATGCTAACAATCTGTGACATAATCAAAATTGTGCTGTTAACTGCCATATTTTGAATGTCTATGTTAACGGTTATGCCCGAAGTTCCTGTATAATTTGTCGCAAATATCAATACCGTTTTACCACTTGACAATGTTAAATTTTTTGTTCCGCCGCTGGTATAGGTTATTGTTTGTAAATCACTTGCTGTCCAAGTAGGTATTCCTCCGCCTGTAGCACTAATTGTAACGCTACCAGCACTATCTGGATTTGTTACGGTGACATTATCTCCAGCAACAACATCTTGTATACCACTACCGCCCAGTGTGCCTGCGTTGTATTCAGCACCAATTGTGTTAATGGCATCAGCCATCTTTTTTAGTTCTGGTCTGCTGTCCTTGATGCTGTCATTGTCATTGTCAAAATATGAACTATCTGGTAATGTGACTGGCATTATATCTCCTTAATGCTACCATTGGCATCCGAAACAAGGCCTGGTAGTCCTGTTATGACTGCATCAAATGTGCAATCCACTGGTTTTGTTTTTCCATATGTATCAAAATCATAGATATACATAGTTATTGGATCCGTTGACTTGTCCAAATAAATCTGCGGTTTACCTGTTAGCGTTGTAGAACTTGCTACATAAACTTCACCAGCACTATCATCACTTGCCACATATCCACTTGCCACGTATGTGTTAGAACCAATCAAAGGTTGGCATACAGCACTTGTAATCTTGCTTAATGTTGAATTAACGCTTAATTCTCTAACACCTGTGCTACCTGTTAGCGTTGCAGAACTTACACTACTAACGGTTTCAACCCTTTTGCCTGTTGTTAAATCTGTTCTTATACCCAATATAACAGGTGCAGTATCTCCTGCACTATCATTGGACACGCTTACGGTAAATTGAAAATATCTACCTCTAACACCGCTTAATGTTTGGCTTGGTGTTACATTAATCTGTTGCGGACTTACAATAACACCGCCTGAAATTGCGTCACCATAGTATACGGTTATGTTAGCAGGAAAGTTTGCTTCTACATCAGTCAAATAGTTAATGTCTTCTATTCTACCAAAATCTACCACGTTGGTTGTAAATGTTAAAGGACTTGCAGGAGTAAGATTCCAAGAGGTATAGGTATCCCAACCACCTGTTAGGTCCGCCCAAGTTTCGGTGCTTTTGGCTTGATATACTCCTTCAGCAAAATAACCATTTCCTGCCATCTTATGCTCCTAAACTATGTGATGTAATCACACTATTTGCGTTTGCGGCTGGCGTAATAAATGAACTTATGTTTTGATTTACGTGATTGACAAATGCCGTAATAGTTTTTTCATTTTTTGTTTTACCAGCAATAGGATCATAATAAGAATATACCTGTCCTAGGTCACTATCATCAGGAAATTCAAATTCTTCACCGTTTAATCTTTTAACCCATTTGTATCTAAAAAATTTACTTGCACGGATATCAACGTGTGCATCATAAAAACCCCAAAAACCACGACTTTCACTAAAACTTGCACCATTTACATTGCCTCTAACATTGTATTCAGTGGTCCATTGCACATAATATGTTGATGTTCCTTTTCTATTAAACCAATTTTCTTCGCGAAGGAAATTTACCAATCTATCCTCAGGTTGATTAAGTTGTAAACGCAAATAATAATACGGTTCACCATTAAAGGCATAATTCGGCCCACTTATTTCATACCAAGGTGTTCCACCTGTTTGTGCTCTCATACCTAGACCTGCATTTTGATCTCCATACCAAAGGTTATCTAGTGTATATCCATAGGCATATGGTGATTTGTTTGTAAACAGATTGATACCATTAATTGGTCTATCCCAACTTGGTGGTAATTCATTGTTAGGTCCTTCGCCCGCACTATCTTCATCTGGATCGTTAGGCGGAACAACACCAATTGGATTTACTGGTAGTGGACGCACATAAGGAATAATTGTAAATTCGTCTGGTAGATATAAACTTGGTGGTGTTTCCACCTGTTCACCTGTTGTAAACGGATACAATGTAGCATCGTGTTCAACAGCATCCATATCAACCGTTGCGTCCGCGTTAAGTTTTAATCCTACAACACGAAATGTCTTTTGATTAAAATTAAGGATAGTATCAGTCACCCTAATAATGTCACCAATCTCAACATTCATCAATTCCTGTGAACCTTTAAAATTAATCTGTCTTTGTGATCTTGATTTGTCATAGATCATTTGTGCCATGTCATATGCAATGGCTTTGTTGGTTAGTGTGTTAAATGTAAACTCACCTGTTAGCACTTCTTCATCATCAGCGGTTTGATCTCCACTTCTGTTAAACACAACCTGCTGTGAACTAAAGTTTAGATCAGGATCAATGTAGTTTACCAATACCTGATTGTATTTTGAAGTCTTTGTTTCACCATTTAATTTTATGCCGCCAATGATGTTTGATTTTGTTACATCATATGCAACACTTACGGTAGCACTTGTAATATCCGTTGGATTTCCACCATCTTCTACCTTTAGTTTATAGCGTCCCTGCACAAAAGGCATAATGCCTCTGCTTCCTGCTAGTAAAATTTTTGTGTTGTCAATTACCTTGCTTCTTGTGTCCAATACAGCATTTAAGGTCAGTGCTCTACCTGACTGGCTGTTGGAATAGTTTACGGTTTGTTCAAACTTGTTAGCCGCTACCTTAAAACTATCAGCATCAATTTCTTCCTTGGCAAAACCCGCACCATATCTTGGATTAAGCATATAGTCCAACAGGCAGTTTGCTGGATTGAAACTATAACCTTTTGTTAGGTTAGCATAGTCGGCACTTAATGTTGCCCCACCTGCGTGATTACGCACATCATACACCTTTTTGCCCAACACGTCAAATTCAACTTTGGGAATACCACCACTAAATGGATTGTTGTTGGCATCATCCTGTGTTTTAATTTCTTTCCATTCAAAACGCATTACAGCATAGGCAACACCCGGCAGTTTACGTTGTTTTATTGGCCAAGTGGGTGTTTCATTTGCCAATGAACTTTGTGCTTGTCCTTCACTGCCTGAAAATAATTGCATTTGAATTCTGTCTTTGTAACGTCCTTCAGTAACATTGATTGTAGAATTAAACGCATACTTGTTTGTCGGTAATGGTAAGTCCACATCATTAACAAGTATACGTTTAATCCCTTCTATCTCACCCTCGCATATGGCATACACAATATAAAGATACTTGTTAGACGTTCCGTTTGTTTCAGCAAATATAATTGATCCACCTACACGTCTATATCCATAGATAACAGGAATAGCAACGTTGGTTCCTTGTTTGTTAACCTTAACACCCTGTGCTTCTTGTTCGGGGTTGTTAACACTGGGCATATCCAATGCACCAAATGGTGATAACACAAATCCAACAACGTCGCCAACAAAACTTACAACCGCCTTAACGGCACCTACAATAACTTTGACAACCTTTTTGAATACTTTTGAAACACCACCCATTATTCAAGTTCCTTCACGTAATGGTATCCAACTTCTTCCATACCCTGTTTTTTAAAAAAGATTTTGCCACGTTTAACATAATCTTCTACCTGTTTAAATTCGTCATTGTATAACATAGTTGATGCCTGCACATATAAACAACCATTGTTTCTAAACCATCTAACAGCCGCTTCATACATATCCTTGGCTAACCAAATATTTCTAACATCAGGATCAATATAAAACATAACAATTTCACCATATAATCTATTGTTCCATAATTTTTCATTTAATTGTGCTATACAATAACCTTTAATCTCATTGTCTTCATCAACCACAAACACCTTAACATCAGGACTAATAATACATTGACGCATCTGTTTCTTAACGTGTATTTCATCTATGTTGTCATAGTCTTGTATTTGTGCATCAACGGCGTGTTTTCTAATACACTTTAACCAAAGATCCATTTCAGAAACATCTATTTCTCTAATCATTATTTCTGTCCCCATTTTAAATCGTTAAGTGTTTCGTGTGAATATTCCATGCCAAAGTCCGTTGGATATTCTCTTTGAAAATTTGCTATGTTAGTTCTTCTACCAACCACCTTATCAAAGTTTGCAAATTGACTTACAACCTCATAGGTAATGGTTGCTGTTTCGTCAGCATCGGTAACACTATAACCACCAACTCTACCCTTGAATAATGTGACAGGAGTTCCAACAATTGAATTGTCTGTTGGATTTATAAATGCTCTGCGTATTTCTACTGGTTGGTTAATTTGTTCTGAACGAGCAAATGTTGTGACGTTTGAAACATCCAATGCACTAATTTGTAAATTGACGTTTGTAATTTGTAATTCACCAGTTTCTTGTGCTTCACTAACACCTAAAAAGTTGCCCTGTGCTTCATAGGTATTTGAATTGTAATCTACATCAAAAGGACCGTCAGTGTAGTAGATTGTGCTGGATCCGTTTACACCAATATCAACCAATAAGAACGATACGAGAGCATCGCCGGCAAGGTATGTGTTAACACTTGAATCCAACCCTCTTGACATTAGATAGTCTCCTGTATGTCGATTTCATAATCTACCAATCCGTCATTCCTATAACCAAATTCTTGTAAATCACCTGTTAGTATCATTCTAAAAGGCACACTTGAAAATATAACCTGTTCGCCACCCGCTGACTCTTGACTAACAACATCATTAACCAATGCAGGTGTAATGTTTAATGTAGCATCACCTCCAGCATCCGTGTTGATGTCTGTGCTTACCATATACACTTTAGTATGATTACCAAATCTTATAACATCACCAGCCTTGAATAATTCTCCGCTGATTACATTTGAATTAACAGATAGCGTTGTTGCACCCGCACTTGCATCTGAAGTCACATAGCAGTTTTGACTAGCAACGTTTGGACTTGTGCTTGTGGAAATTGTGGGAAATACAATATCAAATTCGTTTAGACTACCTTGACAACGTGCAATAAAAGCCTGTATAGGTTTAAATTCTGCAAGGGTCATTGTTGGAAAACTTAACGTAGCACTCCAAATAGTTGTTGAATTTGTAGCACGAATTATTCTGCCACTTGCTGTTTCTGTTTTTTTGGTTGCCGTGTTTTGTTTGAAGTTAATAGCACGGGTTCCTACCGATATTGGAAAATTTCCTATGTAAGCCATTACGCTGTTACTCCTGTTCTACCACGTTTGTTCATTGCTTGATTGATGATGCCAACAATAGTTCCTCTTCTATTAATTAACAGATCATCAAAGCCTTCGGCATCAACCGTGGATATGTTGAAGTTAACCGTGACTGGTTGATTGTTTCCGCCCATACCTTCAATTGCTGTTGCAACTTCTCTTGGTATAACCGTGCTTGGTTGTTTAGGAACAATAAGTTCAGGTCCGTCTTCACCTACTAACGCAGGTTGTCCTTGACCAATTACACCACCTCGCTGTGCCGGTTGTGCTCTAATAGCCGCCACCTGTGCAAAACCTGCCGCAACGGTTGCCGCCGCCGCAATAAAGTTAAATGGTGGTGGATAACTTGCTAATGCTTTTGTGGCACCTTGGTATGTGTTAATAATTGCTTGAACAATAGCCGCCGCTTTTGCCAACCTTGCATATTTTTTATCCATAGCCGCCAAACTTGAAAAGAATGTTGAGGCATTGTCTGCCATAAATTGATATTTTTCTGCTGTAGATTTCTTTTCAAAATCAATTCTACTCTTAACGTATTTTTCTTCACGTTCTTGTTGACCAATGCGTTGAAGATTTGCTTTTTCATCTTCAGATAGCATTTGACCATTAACTGCTTTATATTTGTTTAATCTATATTCTAAACTTGCTTCAAACAATTTATCCTGTCTTTTATTAAAGTCTTCAAATATTTTTAATCTTTCATTTTCTGCTTGAAGAAGTATTGCACTTAATGCCTGTTGTTTTTCTGTTTCTGAAAGTAATGTGTTTTCATTAACCTGTTTTTCAACTTCACGTCTTGCAGTTTCTAAATCATTTAAACTATCAATTAAATATTTTGGTGTTAATTGTTGGAATGATTTACTAAAACTTGCAACTAAATCTTGTTGTGCTTTTGTAAGTTGATTTGTGGCTTCAGTTGCACCAAACAAACCACCTGCCGCATCATCTGCCGCATCTCCTTGATCACCTAATGCTTTATTGGTAGCAATTAAGGCATCATAAGTTTCTCTTGCTTTCTTTTCTGCTTCATCATAAGTTAAACCAGCATTTGTCCAAGCAGTTGTTAAATCATTAAGTAAAAGTTGACCTTCTTGAATAGCGGATTTAGCCAATTCATTGCCGTCAACCCATTCCATAACAGCATCTTTGGCATCACCTATTTTTTCTTCAACAAATTCATAACCTGATATAGCAAGATCTTTTAATCCGTCTCTTACCTGTTTACCAGTGACTTCTATTTCTTCTAAACCTGGAATAAATCTTGCAATAGCATTGTATCCTGAAATGATACCTTCAACAAAACTATCAAAAATACCTGTGACAAAGTCAATTGCTCTACCAAGTTGATTTTTAAAATATGTTGCTATGCTACCTGCTACAGCACCAAGTTTTTTCAATACAGCACTAACCTGTGCAATAGTTCTACCCAATCCATTTTCCATAGATAGGTATGTGATTAAACTTGCGGCCGCTACTGCTAACAATCCTAATGGATTTCTTGCCATAGCAAGTGTTAAACTTTTAACACCATTTGTCACCATCTGCAATACTTTTACAAGTCCTGCACCACCTAATACAGCAATAGCAATCTTGGCACCTTGAATAAATTTGCCCATATCAAAACTAGATTCTTTAATAAATTCATTAAGTTTAAAGAACATAAAGCCAAGTTCTTCACCAATTGTTTGAGCAAGTCCATTTGAACTTTGAACTATGCTTGTGAATGTTTTGGCTAATTGTGTAAGTGCTAAACCTAATCCGCTTTCACCTATTGTAGCAGAGAACTTATCAGTAGCATCTTTTAGATTTGATAACGCACCTGTTAGTGTGTTAGATTGACGTTCAATACCACCTGCAAATTCTGTCTTACCAATTTGATCAATTAATTTGATAATACTTCTACCATCATTTGCAACGGTTGTTGTTGTTCCTTTGAAATTTACTTTTAATTTGTCGCCTTCAACCTTTACCTTAATACCCAATTGTTTGAGCATTTCAAATTCGCCGGTTGTGGCGTTGAATACTGCTTGTGCGACGTCGTCTATACGTTTGCCCATACCAGCCGCTATGTTGCCCACGTTTGTCATAAACTCCGTGGTTGGATTTAGACCAGCATTTTTAAATTTAATAAATGCTTCTGTAACTTCATCTAATTGGAACGGGGTGCCAGCCGTAAAATCTTCAATGAGTTTGAAGGATCTTGCGGCTTTGGCAGTATTACCTTCGATGGTGACTAATGTTGCTCTTAAGTCTTCAAAACGTCTTGAAACGTTGATTACTCCTGATGCAACCCTACCTAAACCTAAACCAGCAAAAACCCCTGCCGCTAATCCGGCAATAGATCTAAATGTATTGTCTACACTTTTTGCACGTTTTTCAACCTTAGATAAATTAGCATTGATTTTACCCAATGCCTGTTGCGTTTTATCTACGGCCCTTATTTCTACGGTCTGTGTTGCCACTCATCGCCTCCTCGCTTTTTCTTTGTTGTAGTAAGAACCATTCATACCACAACCTAATTTCAAGGACACTCAACTGCATTACTTCCTCCACACTCTTGTGCAAAGTCTCTGCTATTCTCATTAGCAGTTGTAGTTCAGTATCCTCTTTTAGTTTTTTGCTATTTCCTCATATTCAGAAACAGCATTATTCAACTCGCTACACACTTTTAACAATGTTGCTGGATCAGCCTCATTTAGTAATGTAGTTTTGTCAAACTTTGTAAACATTGGTTTTCCTTCCGGATCCAATGCTTTAGCAATTAGACTTTCGACTAATGCTTCAACCGTCTTACCTTGTTGTTGTAGACTAATAATTTTACTTTCTACAGCAAATGGATAAGCCGCTTTGTAGTAGATGTCTGTTTTCCATTCTGGCACAGAAATCTTTTGTAGTCCACCACTTAACTTGTCTTTAAAGTGTCCAGTGATGTTTTGCATTACGTTGCTCATATTTTATATCTCCTTTTAGATATCTCCCTTACGGTAGGTCCCAAAATACCGTTTGGTGCTTGTTTTGAGCGGCCTTCTTCCAATGGAACAATGTGGGAAACACGGTTGACAATCCTCTTTTCTTTGAAAGCGGATTCGAGACGCCAACCGCGTCTTGCTTGTCCCTTGTCGATAGGAGTTTTAGAAACTGCTACCGTTTTGATATCTTCTGCCACTCGAGTGATAAATGCATCTTTTTCTCTTTCAAGTTGCCTCATCGCTTTTTTAGTGCCTCGAACACTAATTCTTAACATTACAAATCCTTAAGCGTTATACGCCGCCGTATCTAATGCTCCAGTTCCCTGGAAATTAACCGTTGCAGTGATTAAGTCGTCAAAAGTTGCACTTCTTGAAACAGAAGTTACAATAACTTTTCCTGTGAATTTTTCACCAGCACTTGTGCTTGGATAAAATTCAATAAACAAATCGCTATCAACGTTTGGATTGAAAGCATCTGATGCCGCTGTATGTCCGTCATCATATACTACTTCCATTGAACCTGTAAACTGGTGTAAACCTGATTTATAAGTTCTTGCCGCGTCGCCCATTACGGTGTCTTCAATAACATCTTTAGTATGTTCTACCGTCCAAGAGCGAACTTGAGCAATCGCAGTTTCACCTGCAGAGTCGGTTCCGAGTTTAACGGTTCCGTTTTCACCTGTGTAAGTCGCCATTTTTAGTTCTCCTCTTTAGCGTTTTTGGATTCAGCGTCTGAAATGCGTTCACCTTCTGGTGCTGAAACAGATTCAATTGAGTCTGCCCAGTCTTCACCTGAAAGTGGATCCCATTCCTCTTCCTCATCCTCTTTGATTGAAGTCACGTGGGCGTCGGCTGTAATTTTATTCTTACGTCCTTTGGCCTGTGACTTTTTTTCTGAAGTTGGTTGTTCTAATGTCCAACCTTCTTCAAGAAATCTTTGTATGCGATCCTCTTCAATGTATTTCCAAGAACCGTCTTTCCACATTTTTACATTTTTAATTGGCATATTATACTGCTCCTTTTGTAAATGAGTATTGAACTTCTGCAATCATATTGAACTCACCAAGTGGTGGTGTTCTATCTATAACTTCAATAGTCGTAACGTGTGTTGTTGCGGCTCTTGTTGCGTTTAGTTCTCTATCTCTGTTTGTGTTAAGTGCTTCTTCAATGCGTTCAATCAATTCATTACGTTTTTGATCTACACTTTGAACAAATCCTTGGCGTCCATCGGATCGCACAAAACCTCTTATGTTAACTTCTAACACTCCACGACGATTTCCACCCATTGTGTTTTCTGCACGGGTTTCATTACCTGTTGTAACCAATAATGCCGGGAATTGTGTAAGTGCTAATTTTTCTGTGTCAAAAGGTTCGCGTGTCACGAACTTGACCTTTGGGTTTTCCATATCACCCAAAACATCAATGATGTTAGAAATTATATCTTCTCTATTTGACATCGCCTACTACCTTTTTAGGCGTAGGTAATGAGTAGGTTCTCTTTCGTTATCGTCAACCGTTCCGCTAGAGTCCAAGTCATATTCTACACCATCTCTTAAAATTAAATCTAATTCTCTTTCGTATTCTTTACGATAGAATTCCATCTTTCTTTCAAAGATGTCTAAATCTGGTTCAAATTTTGATAGTTTAGGATATACGTGGAAACCCAGTGCATGATAGCAACAGGCTCTTGTCAGTTGACTTGCTGTATATAAGTCTTCGTCAGGCTCAACTGCCCCAGTAGCAACACGTGATATGTCATACATTCCAACCGTATATGTAGGCCACCAACGAATGCGTAAATCTCTAAACACATCGTTTTGTGCTTTGTTTAATTCGTCGTCAAAGTCTGGAATTCCGAATGATAAAATATCCGGTTCATATTGTTGTATGTCGCTAATAGTCGCAAGTGTTATTGCCATAGGATTCTGTCCTTTTTAATATGCTTTGGGTCCTTCCCAAACCATCAAATTGTTTACATTGTTATTTATTGTAAAGAAGAGAAAAGGGCGAATTTCTCCGCCCTTTCCCGTGATTTAATCTAAAATTAGATTAATGCTGAAGAATCAGATACGATTGCAACACCGTATTGATCAAACAATTCAGAAGTTCCGTAAGCCATAGAACCTACGATCTCTAATGAACGTTTTGAAGCGTTTCTTTCAGTTTCAATTCTCATTGCTCTCTTAACCATGTAGCCAAGAGCATCTTGAGTCATTACACCACCTACGTAAGCACCTGCAGAATCACCAGCAATAACCGTTGATTCAAAGATGTCCACGCCAGCGACACGTCCTACGAAACCATCTCTTAAAGCCGCGTTACCGATATCACTTAAAGAGTGTGACATAGTATTACCTGCGTTAGTTAATTGTTTCTTAAGATCATATGCTTGATATGGGTGTAACACACAAGCAAAACCACCATTTTGGTCTGCTTTGTTTGCTCTCAATGTAGCCGCCGCTTTAAAGATATCGTCGATTGTTACAGACGCACCAGCAGAGTTAATTGTGTTAGAGAAACCGCTGAATAATGTCGCGATATCTGTGTCAACTTTTTCTGCCATTGCCGCACCAATTTGACGTCCGATAGCCGCCGCAACATCTTCGTTTGCACTTTCTGCCGCTAGGTCAGTAAGTTCAACCATAACACCAATTTCTGATGCTGTGATTGTTTTAGATGTTGTATTGAATGCTGTGTTAGATAGATCAATCCCGTCAGCAACGCCTGCCGCTGATAGTGATGGATAAATTGGAACCTGTGCTGTTAAGCCTGGTGTTCCTGACATATCGTAATTTCTTACGAGAGGTCTAATTACGGTCTTCTCATTTAGTGTATAAAGAGCCGACTGCACGATGTTTGCGTATAATTCACTTAATACGCTACTTGTTGCTTCATTTGCCATTGCTTTGTCTCCTTGTTAGTAGCAATTTAAATACGGACCCCTTTAGCCTTCATAATCTCTTTGTATCGAGCACGATGCTCTGGGTTTTCCATATTCAGTTTTGTTATGTCGTTATCTACCACAGGACTTTGTTTTCCAACGCCTTGTCCAGTTCCTGAACCACTTGGTCCTGCCTGAACAAAATGTGGATTGGTTGTAAGGAATTCATTTACCAAACTAGACACTTTAATTGGGTTACCCGAATCATCATATCTAACCTGTCCGTTTGCATCTACAACGTCAACACCACCTGCTTCATTTAAGCGAAGTTGTCCTTTTAGCAATGAAACCACCTGTTGTGGATTTACTGCCTTTTGACTGCTTGCCTCATTAAGCAATGTGCCGTCTACCTTGATTGAAGTAAGTTCGCTTTGGTATTGTTGAATTTTACCGGAGAATTTCTCTGCCTGTTCCTTCAACAACTTTTCAAACTCGCCACGCTTTTCTAATTCTTCATGACGTGCCTTTTCTTGCTTCTCTACAAGTTCGTTATAAAGATCCAAGTCAACGTTTGAGTATTTCTTTTCAAACTTTGCCTTTTCTCTTGCTACCCTTTCCGCCACAATGCGATTTACATCGTCTTGTGATAAAAGGTTGTCCTTAACACCTTCCTGTGTTTTTGCTACCTGCTCTTTACCTTCTTGGTGAGTTGCAGTCAACTCTGTATCATTAACCGCTGTGTTTTCTGCGTCCATAAATTACCTCTTTCTAATTGGTTGAGTTCTACCCCTACGCTCATTCGTAGTATGTGTTTATTTAGCAATATTGGCTCTAGCCATGTCTAAATTGTGTTTGTTTTGCTGTATTAACACCGGAATTGGTGTTGAATGTATTCCAAAACTAGGATGGCTATGTAACCATTCTTCGTCTTCTCGTTCTGTGTTTAATCTTTGTTCTATCTTTTTAAGTAGCCTTGGTTTTATAACACCTATGATGTTTACCCTGGCTTCTAGATCACCTAGTGGTTGAGGTATGCCATTCCATAGACATATTTCAATTTTACCCTTAAGCCATGCACTATAACTCCAAGGGCATACCCGTTTGATGCTAGTAAAATACTGCTCCCAAAGAGCCTTATTTTCTACCGCCTCGTTTGCCGCCTTTTTTGCCGCCTCTTTTTCCACCTTTTTTCTTCTTCATAGCCATGATGCTCGCTCCTTTGTATTGCAGACTAAAACGTCTGCGTTGTCTTGGTTCACCTATAACGCCACCTATTGACGCACTAGTAGTCACCATTGGTTTCTACCTCTTTCCAACTTGGATGTTCTTCAATCTTGCGATTTTTATAACCATCCAATATTTCACGTCTGCGTTTTTTTAGCAAAGGATATAATTCTAATAGGTTATTACGCGAACGTATGCCTGCTGTCTTGTAACCTTTGGTTTCATAGACGTGTATGTTTTCGTTGTATTCGCCAAGAACACGACGTATCTCCTGCTCCGTTTCATTTGTAACTATCCAACTATCTTCTGGGATATATTTTCCCATTACTCACCTCTGTTGAATAATTGTGCTAGTTCAGGATGTAGTTGTTGTATCTCTTCATCCGTATAACCCTGTTGCACCATCTCCCTCAAGTGTGCAATCAAGTCATTAGCACTAGTGACTGGAGGATGTTCCAGTGTAGGCCTAATCATACCCTCGCTCATAGGGGACTGCATATCTTCGTAATATTCTTCTGTGATTGTTTCGTAAATTCGTTTGTCAATTTCTTTGTTGATGTTGACGTCGGCAATGTTTGCTTCTTTAGCCATCTTCAACATAGTAACATCATTCGCTTTGTCCTGTATTGAGAATGAACGTGGATATTCCACTTCACCGTCCCATGCCTTACCTTGGTAAGTTGCCCATAGTCTCCAAATTAATTCTTCCGCGTGTTCTAGACACATAGCAAATCCGCTTAATTTAGAATTAAGTGTTTGGAATTCGCTTGTTAGAGCAACACCTGATAGTCTACGACTTTCAACACTTCTAATACCTGCCAATGAAGCCATTCTATCAATTGCCTCAACTTTCTTTTGCATTGCGTTGATAACACTATCAATACTCGCACCATTTGGCTGTAATAGATAAGGTTTTAAACCTGGATCCATGCTTTGTGGCATTTGAATGATTGAACCTGCTCCAGCACCTGCTTCTGTGTCTGCCGTTTTAACAAGTGAAGGGTGATTGGTTAATCTTACAATCTGTTCAATCTCACTACCAAACTCATATAGTTCTTTGGTAATGTCTGCGATATCGCCGACTGCGGATACTCCGACGCCGCGAATGTTTGAGCGTTGTGCATACACGCAGACCGCAGGCACTTTGCCCAGTGTGTTAGGGACGGTTTCAACAATTCTACCAGTTTTTTCATTGCCCGAAATCATATAGACATTAATCTCGGAAGGTGTATATTCCCTA